TTGATGATGGCACTACTGCTTTCATAACAGAGTATGCTATCAATCAAACTGTAACCAATCTTGGTGATTTTGATGCTGCTATTTCTGGAGATTATACTACTTTAACATTTACTCCTATAGCAAGTGCTAATGTTCAGGTTAGGGTATTCCAATCCGCTTTAAGACTAGTTGATGAGGCAAATGAGAATACTGAAATAGATTTAACTAATGCTACTATTGATACTGGATTTGGTGCTTATACTGCTACTGAGACTGATGTTAAGAGAGCATTTGATCTTAAGCATAGACAACTTCCAATCTTTAAGAGAGACTTTGTAGGAAGTGCTACAACTACAGTTAGCTTAACTGAAGATACTATTAGATTGCCTGATCACTACTTTGTTACTGGTGAAGAACTATCTTACAGATACACTGGTGCTGGTACTACTTCAGCAATTGAAATTGAGTCACAAGCTATAACTGGATATGGTACTACAGATAAGATGCCTTCCACTGTTTATGCTGTTAAGGTTGATGACTCTACTGTTAGACTTGCTACTTCTGCTGAGAATGCATTAAAAACTACACCTACTTATTTGGATATTACTGCTGTTGGTGTTGGAACTTCCCATTCCTTTACTTCTAAGAAGCAAAACTCAAGGTGTATATTGAGTATTGATAATGTAATTCAATCACCTATAGTTTCTACTGCTGTAACTACTACTGTTACTGCTGATGTATCTGCTACTACAGATAAGATTAAAATATCAGGTATCACCTCTATTACTGGTGGTGATATGTTGAAGATTGGTAGTGAAATTATGAAGGTAGATTCTGTTGGATTGGGTGCTACTAACGTTTTACTTGTTACTAGACCTTGGATGGGAACTGAAGTTGATAGTTATACTGATGGAACTTTAATTACTAAGGTAGAAGGAAATTATAATATTGTTGATAGTACTGTTAACTTCTTTACTGCTCCTGTTGGATTAGTTCCACTTTCAACTACTACCAATGAACCAGATGAAAGGGACTGGGTTGGTATTGCTACTCATTCATCCTTTAATGGAAGATCGTTCATGAGATCTGGTCTTACTGGTAGTTCTAATGAACCATATTCTGGTAACTATATTTTTGATGATATTTCTGGCAACTTTACTGGATTGTCTACTGAGTTTACTCTTCGGTCTGAAGGAAGTAATATAACAGGATTCTCTACAAGCAATGCTCTTATATTAGTTAATCAAGTTCCTCAAGGACCCCAGAGATATACTGGTGGAGTATCTGTTCCTGGAGACTATACAATTATTGAGGGTAAAAATGCCTCTAATGTTGGTATTAGTAGTATTCAGTTTACAGGATCTATTTCTTCAGTATCATATGATCCTAATACTTCCAATGTTCCTCTTGGTGGTGTTATTGTTTCTGTAGGTTCAACTGAAGGATTAGGGTATCAACCATTGGTTGCTGCAGGTGGTACTGTTGTAGTATCTGGTTTAGGTACTATTAGTTCTGTAAGCATTGGTAATAGTGGTTCTGGATATAGATCTGGTATTCAGACAGTAGTTAATGTAGGTGTTCAAACTTTAAGCACAGGAGCACCTAATATTGAGTTTATAGGTACTGCTGCTATAAGTGGTGGTAATATTGTAAGTATTGCTATTACTAATCCTGGTACTGGTTATACATCAACCAATCCACCATCAGTTGTTATAGATGAACCATTATCATATAGCAACATGCCTCTATTCTATTCTTCAAATCAATCTGGAGTAGGATCAGAAGCAAGAGCAAATATAGTAGTTGGTTTAGGTGGTAGTGTTATTGATTTTGAAGTTATTAACCAAGGATATGGTTATGGTGAAACTCAAAAGTTAACCATAGGTGTTGGTGGTAATGTAGGTATTCCAACTGCTGGTGCTTCTGAATTTAGAGAATTCCAACTAACTATTCAAGAAACTATTAGTGATAGTTTTGCTGGATGGACTGTCGGAGATTTCCAAGTTTTAGATCCTTTAGATTCATTATTTGATAGTAAAACAACTTCTTTTGCATTAAATTTAAATGGAGTTCAACAAACTATTCAATCAAAGCCAGGATCTAATATTGATGTTGAAGTTGCTTTGTTGGTATTCATTAATGATATTCTTCAGGTTCCTGATGTAGGATATAACTTTAAAGGTGGTAGTTATATTACCTTTATGGAAGCTCCTAAAGAAGGAGATACTTCTAAGATTCTTTTCTATCAAGGAACTGGATCTGTTGATGTTACTAATGTAGATATTTTAGAAACAATTAAAAAAGGAGATGAAGTTAAACTATATGATCAAGATATTTCTTTAGAAGAAAATAAGAGAACAGTAACCAATCTTAATTCATCGGACAGTCTTAATACTAATCCTTATGCTGGTCCAGGAATTACAACTAATGAGACTTTTGAAAGATCACTTAATTGGTCTAGACAAACTAAAGATAAGTTTATTGATGGTGAAGCAGTTACTAAAGATAGACCTCATTATGAACCACTAATATATCCTAATACTAATATTATTCAATCAGTTGGAGTAGGATCAACTGTAATTTATGTTTCTAATATTAGAACCTTCTTTGATAATTCTAAAGAAAATTATAGTGGACAGACTGATATTAGAATCATGTCACAGGATAGTTTAGTTGGAGCATCTGCTACTGCATTTGTTTCTGTTGCTGGAACTGTAACATCATTTGATATTACAAATCCTGGTGTTGGATATACTATAGCACCAACTGTTTCTATTGTTACTCCTATAGGTTTGACAACATCTCAAGGTGCTAGAGCAACTGCTACTATTAGTGGTGTTGGAACTGTAAATGCTATTACAGTTTCTTATGGAGGAACTACTAGTGGATTTGCTTATACTAGCACTGCTGCTCCAGCAGTTCTAATAGGAGAACCCAAATCAGTTACTTCAATAGAAACTATTGAGAATGTATCATATTCTGGTGATTTTGGAATTATATCTGGTATATCTACAACATCTGTAGGTGTAGCATCAACTGGTATTGTGTTTGATTTACTTCTTCCTAAGGAGTCATTATTTAGAAATGCTGCTACTGTAGGAAGTGCATTAACAGTAAGTGGAATTTCTACTGGATATTACTTTACAGTATTTAATTCTAATGTAGGTGCTTCAGTAACTTCTCTGTATCAAGATGGTACTGTGGTTGGTATAGGAACTTCCTTCTTAGATAATGTCTATGAAGTTGCTAGTGTTTCTATAGGTCAAACTATTGGTCTTGGAATTGGACAAACATATGTTGCTAAAGTAACAGTAAGTGTTCAAGATTATAATGGACTAACTGGTCTTGGATATAGCGAATTCTTTGGTGAATATAGTTGGGGTAGAATTGATACTGCTCCAAGAGGAAAATCTAGAGTATTTAACTCTTATGCTGGTAATAGTGATGGATTAGTTGGTATAACTACTTCAGCTATTGTTGAAAGAGTTAATCCTTTAAGATACGTAAATTATAACACATAAATAACTAAAAAATAAGTAAAAATGTCAGCCATTATAACTGATCAACTTAGAATATTGAATGCGAAGAATTTTGTTTCTACAGCAACTTCTACAGCAAATTCATATTATTCTTTTGTTGGTTTGCCTAATGCTAGTAATTATTCTTCTACTTGGGATGCTAATCCTCCAGCACCTAAGGATAGTTTTGATCAAGAAGATGATTATTGGGATACTATGATTGCATTGAAGAAGATAACATCTTCTGATATACGTAGAGTAGTTAGCAAACATACTTGGACCTCAGGTATAACTTATGACATGTATCGTGGAGATATTAGTAGAACAAATACATCTCAACCTTCTGGTGCTACTAATTTATATTCAGCAAAATATTTTGTAGTAAATGAAGATTTTAAAGTTTATATTTGTCTTCAAAATGGCACTAATCCAGAGAATACTACTGGAAGACCTTCTCTAGATCAACCTACATTTACTGATCTTGAACCTAAAACAGCAGGTGATAGTGGAGATGGGTATATTTGGAAATACTTATTTACTATAAAACCAAGTGATATAGCAAAATTTGATTCTACTAATTTTATGCCTGTCCCAACTGATTGGGAAACAAGTTCAGATAATGCTGCTGTGAGAGATAATGCATCAACTAGTGGACAATTGAAAATTGCTACTATTATTAACAGGGGAGCAGGTATAGGAACTGCTAATAGAACTTATACTGGAGTTCCTATTGCTGGTGATGGATCTGGAGCAGAAGCAACTATAGTTATTAATAATGATGCTAAAGTAGAATCTATTAATATAGCAAAAGGTGGATCTGGATATACTTATGGAACTGTAGACTTGGAAACTGGAGGAGTTCCTACTGGAACTACAATTCCTGTTTTTAATGTTATTGTTCCACCTCAAGGTGGTCATGGATCAGATATTTATAGAGAATTGGGAGCAACCAATGTTTTAATTTATTCTAAAATTGAAAATGATTCAGAAAATCCAGACTTTATAACAGGAAACCAAATTGCTAGAATTGGTATTGTAGAGAATCCTGAAGTTTTTAGATCTACTTCAAAGTTAACTCTTTCTAAAGCTAGTTCTTTATATGCATTAAAACTTATTGGAGCAGGTTATACTACTGCTACCTTTGATTTAGATGGACAAGTAACTCAAACTGTAGGTGTTGGTTCAACTGCAGTAGGTAGAGTTGTTTCTTATGATCAAACAACAGGAGTTTTGAAATATTGGCAAGATAAAAGTTTAGTTGGATTTAATACAGATGGATCTCTAAAAACAGATCCTAAGTATGGATATTCATTACATTCATTTACACCATATCCAACAACTGGAGGAAGTGTAAATATAGCAAGTAATGAAGGTACTTTAGGTATTGATACTAATTTTGGATCTTCAGGAAGTCCTGGTATAAGTACTGTAATAAATAATAGAACATATTACCTTGGACAGAGTTTTACTGCTGGTGTTTCAGATCCTGAAGTTAAGAAGTACTCTGGAAATATAATATATGTTGATAACAGACCTTCTATTACTAGGTCTGCTAACCAAAGAGAAGATATCAAAGTCATTTTGCAATTCTAAAGAATCATGCCACAGGAAACCAATCTAAACGTCGCTCCTTATTTTGACGATTTTGATAGTAAAAAGACTTATTGTAAAATATTATTTAAACCTGGAGTACCAGTACAGGCTAGAGAATTAACAGGAATTCAATCTATTCTTCAGAATCAGATTGAAAAATTTGGGCAACATATTTTTAAAGATGGTGCTTCTGTTACTGGAGGAGGCGCAAGATATAATGGATCATATCCATCAGTTAGAATTCAAGTATCTAATGAAGGTATAGATGTAAATTCTTATCTTACAAAATTGATGGGTAAGGTGGTAGTTGGTAGTAAGTCTGGAGTTAAAGCTAAAATTAAATCATTTATAGGTAAAGGTACTAAAGGTAATTGGTATGTTTTATTTCTTACTTATTTAAATACTGGTGGAGAAGATAATGAAGTATTTGTGAGTGGAGAAAGTCTTTTATTAGATAATACTACAATAACTACAAAAGATGGAACTACTTTTCAAACTGGAGAACCTGTTGCTCAAGTAGTTAATGGTCAATGTTCATTTGTAGGATCTGCTGCTATTTTATCCTCTGGTATATATTTTGTAAGAGGATATTTTGTAGAAGTACGTCAACAAACTCTTATAATAGATCCTTATATTAATAATAAAAGTTGTAAAATAGGAATAAAAGTTAATGAAAGTATTGTTAATTCTGATTTAGATCCATCTTTAACAGATAATTCTGCTGGATTTAGTAATTATACAGCACCTGGTGCTGATAGATTATCCATATCTGTACAATTGGTTTCTATTTCTCACCAAGAACCTAAACCATCTAATTTTATAGAATTGATGGAAATTAGATATGGTAATTTAATAAGTACACGTCTCAATAATGATTATAACGAAATAGAAAATGAAATAGCAAGAAGAACTTTTGATGAATCTGGTAATTATTATATTAAACCATTTTCACTTACTGTTAAAAACACTTTAAATGATAATGAAGGAAATAATGGAATTTTCAATCTTAGTCAAAAAACTTATAATGATAATACACCTGATGAGAATTTAGGAACTTATAAATTTTCTCCAGGAAAGGCATATGTTGAAGGATATGAAGTAGAGACAATATCTCCTACATATCTAGATTTTCCAAAACCAAGAACTGTAAAAACTTTAGAAGATCAAAGTTTAAACTATGTTACTGGTCCTACTTTTACATTAAATAATGTTTCTGGATCTCCTATAATAGGATTAGGAACTGATTATACTGTTAGTTTAAGAGATCAAAGAATTGGAGCTGCTGCAACAACTGCTGCTGGTAAAGAGATTGGATTAGCACGAGTATATGATTTTGCTTTAGAATCTGGTTCTTACAATTCTTCCAATTTAGCAGAAAATGAATGGGATATTGCTTTATATGATATTCAAACATATACAAATATAACATTAAATACTAATCCAGAAAAAGCTTTAGTTGTTCCTACTCACATTAAAGGAAAATCAAGTGGTGCTAGTGGATATTTAAGATATAATTCTACTGGTACTGCTGTTACTGCTTATAATACTAAGGGAACATTTGTTACTGGAGAACAATTAATTTTTAATGGAGTAGAAAGTGGGACTATTTCTGTAGGGTCTACTTCACATACTACTAGTGATATTAAATCCATTCATGGAACTGTAAGTACAGCAAGTACTTTCAATTCTGACGTACAGCAAAAATTATTTTCTAATATAGGTCAAGTTAATATTAGCGCAGCTACTACTTCAGGAGCATCTTTAGGGATTTCTACAGTTACTAGTACTGATCCTAATAAATTCTTTATTGGAATTGCTACAGTTGGAAATATTGTAGAGTATAGTAATCCAGGCAAAAGCACTGTATCATATGCAAAAGTTGAAAGTGTTTCTAAAAATTCTTTAACTATATCTGGAGTTTCTACTGTTTCTGGTATTTGTGAAGGTGGATTGCCTACAGTAATAGCTGGTGATGCTACTTCTGGACCTATAAATCCATCAAATTTCAAGATACTCACTTCCCAATTCCAAACTTCAGAAGATAATACTTTATTTACAAAATTACCTAAAAATAATATTCAAAATGTAGATCTAACAGAATCTCATATCACAATTAAAAAACAATTTGATATTACTATTACAGATAATTCTACCAATAGTATTAGTACTGGAAGTGCTTCAGAAACATTTTTACCTTATGATGAAGAAGATTATGTTTTAATAAGAACTGATGGAACTGTAGAACCTTTATCTGCAGATAAATTTGATTTTAATCAAGGATCTACTCAACTAATAATTAATGGATTGGGAACTAATAGTCCAGCCAAATTAATAGCCACATTACGTAAAATAAAAGTAAGAGAAAAAATTAAAGAAAGGCAATCTATTAATGTTCTTAATATAGTAGGATCTGCTAGTTCTATTTCTGGTATTGGAACTACTACTTTGAATGATGGTCTTACTTATAATACTGTTTATGGTACTAGAGTTCAAGATGCTGAAATTTCTTTAAATGTTCCTGATGTTACTAAAGTATTGGGAATATATGAATCTAATGATACTAGTGCTGCCACTTTACCCATAATAAATTTTTCTTCTATTAATAGCTCAACAGGAAAAACTGGAGATTTTCTTATTGGAGAAGTAATAGTAGGTAATGATAGTAGAGCACGTGCTGTATATGTTTCTAAAAATACTGATTCTGCTATCAATTATACTGAATTAAATGATTCAAAATTCCAAGTTGGAGAATTGATTGTTGGAACTTCATCTAAAATTACTGCTACAATAGGTTCTCTTACAATAGGTTCTCATGATATAACTGATGAATTTACTTATGATGATGGACAAAGAAATACTATTTACGATTATGCTAGAATAGTAAGAAAATCTGGATATGACGCTCCAGTTAAACCTTTAAAAATAATATTTGAGTCTGCATATTTTACAGCATCTGATACTGGAGATATTACTACTGTAAATTCTTATAAGAATTTTAATTATAAGAATTTACATACTATTAATGATTGTAGAGTAAGTGATATTATTGATATAAGACCTAGAGTAAGTGAGTTTTCAGGAACATCACGTTCTCCATTTGAATTTTTAGGTAGATCGTTTACTGCTTCAGGAAATTCTTCTAAAAATATTTTAGCATCCGATAGGTCTATATTATTAGGTTATTCATTCTATCTTCCTAGATTGGATAAAGTTTATCTTACTAAGCATGGAACTTTCCAATTAGTTAGAGGGGTTCCTGCTGAAACTCCAGAATGGCCCCTACCTATTGATGGTGCTATGGAAGTAGCTTCTATTAGTTTACCTCCTTTCCTTTATAATATAAATGATGCAAATATAACTCTTGCTAATTATAAGAGATATCAGATGAGTGATATCAATAAACTTGAGAAGAGAATTGAAAATTTAGAGTTCTACACTTCACTTTCTTTATTAGAAAGTAAAACTTTAAATATGCAAATTACTGATACTGATGGATTAAATAGATTTAAATCTGGTTTCTTTGTAGATGATTTTTCCAATACAGAAAATCAACTTAAGGTTACTGGTGTAAAAAATGCTATAGATTATCATAATGGAGAATTAAGACCTACACCATATACAACTGAATTAGATCTTAAATTAGAACCCAATACACTTAATGGTTTAAGAAGAACTGGGAGTGTATTGACATTAAATTATGATGAAGTTGTTTTTGCTTCTCAACTTTTTGCTACTAGAGTTGAAAATGTTACTCCCTATCTTGTAAGTTATTATGGAGGAACTATTAATCTTCAACCAGATTCTGATATATGGGTAGATCAAGTTATACTTGAAACTAAAAATGAAGATCTTACTACTTATACTGAAAATACAGAACAATTAGATGCTTCTGGATTTGATTCAAGAACTGGATATGGTCCTGTAACTTGGGGTGGATGGTCTGACAATTGGACAGGATGGGATAATAGTGGATCTAGTAGTAGTCAATCATGGCAAGGAAATAATCTTGTAAGAACTACAACTACATCTCAAACTAGAACTGGTACTTCTACAAGGACAGCATCTAAGCAACTTGTCAGAGAAACCTTTAATACTATAAATGAAGGACCTAAGGTAGTTAATACTGAAATAGGTGCTTATATGAGATCTAGAAACATTAAATTTGATGCTAGAACTCTGAAGCCTTCAACTGGCATTTATGCTTTCTTTGATGGTCAAGATGTATCTAAGTATATTATTCCTAAATTATTAGAAATTTCAATGACTACTGGAACTTTCCAAGTAGGTGAAACTGTTATAGGTACTAATAGTGATGGAGAAGAATTAATTAGATTTAGTGTAGCACAATCAAACCACAAGAGAGGAAATCCAATAGATCCTAGTGAAATTTATAAAAGAAATCCATATTATCAATTTACTCCATTATTGAAAGGTGTAAGTGTTTTAGTTGATACTATAGTTCCAGAATCTTCTGATACAACTAATAATGATTCATCTGTTTCTTCAGACCTTTTAGATATTCCAGAATTATATTCTTCAACATCTACTATTCTTAATGTAAATCTAAATTCTTTATCTAAAAAAGAAGAAAATACATTTTATGGATATGTACAAAAAGGTCTTAAATTAGTAGGTCAAACATCTAATGCTCAAGCTTCTATTTCTAATGTAAGACTTAGAACTGATAATGTAGGAAGTGTGATTGGATCTTTCTTTATTCCAAATCCTAATAATATAACTACTCCTAAATTTGAAACTGGTAAGAAGGTATTTAGACTTACAAGTAACAATCTTAATAGTCAAGTACCAGGAAATGTTGCTTGTGATGCTAGTAGAGCATTTGAATCTACAGGATCTGTTGATACTCTTCAATCGACTATTATTAGTGTGAAGAATATCCATACAGATATTATTACAAGGCAAGAAAGTAAATCTGTTAGAGGACAAACTACATCTTCCAGTTCTAGTCATATAGTAGATACAAGAGAACCTACTGTTCCACCAAGACCAGTAGATCCACCATATCCACGCCCACAGCCACCAGGACCATATCCACCCCCACTACCACCAATCAATCACAAGATTTTTCCTCCAGAACCAGTTCCAGATCCTAATTGGCCAATTGATGATCCTGTATTCATAAGTACAGGTCAAGTTGATGTTAATCAAACTGGATTAATGGTTGATGTTAATCCTAATGTTGATGGATCTATCATTTCAGAAATCACCACTCTCAATGTTGAATTTGTAGATGTTGTTCCGCAATTGGATGGATATAGCATTGCTACAGGCAAAACTCTTGCCGCAGAAACTTGGGCTGACCAGGCTGATAATAATGATAATATGGTCTATGTTGAAAAAATGACCAATACAGGTATAGCTAATTTAATTGAGGAAAGTGGTTCTTCTATTGGAATGTTACTTGTAACAGATGTAGAAGCTGATTCTACAACAGTAGAATTAAATGATCCCATAGCAAATGCCTATGCTTTAGCAGGTGAGCCACCCCCAGACCAAGGAGCTGTAGAATATTGGACTGCTTCCATAATAGGTAATCAAGGTATTACTGACCCTGTAGAAATACAGGCGGAAATGATTAAGCATATAGAATGGGCTAATAAACAAACTGAAGAATCTTTGGCAAAATTTGAAGTAGATGCAGCTGATGAACTTGCAGCTAGTAAAGAATTAATTGCTGAAATACGTGGACCTGATGCTTTACCTTTTGACCAATTAACAAAAGAATGTGGACATGGTGTTAAAGACCCTCTTGCACAATCTTTCTTTGTTCCTCCTGGTGTTGGAATTTATGCAACTAAAGTAGATCTTTATTTTGGTTCTAAGGATGAATTCTTACCTGTCAGTGTTCAAATAAGAACAATGAAGTTGGGAATGCCTACTACTGAAATAATTCCATTTGGTGAAGTTGTATTAGATCCTGAACAAGTTAATATATCCGATGATGCTTCTCTTAGAACTACAGTTAGATTCCCTGCTCCAGTATATCTACCTGGAGGACAATCTTATGCACTTGTTCTTTTATCAACAAGCAATGAATACACTGCTTGGATTTCTAGAATGGGAGAAGTGGATATTCAAAGTAAGGATAAACCAGAATCCGAGCAAGTTACAGTAACTCAGCAGCCTACATTAGGATCTTTATTCAAATCTCAGAATGGAGAAACATGGAATGCAAGTCAATATGAAGACTTAAAGTTTGTATTATATTCAGCAAGATTTACAGAACAATCTGGAAATGTTAGTTTTACAAATCCACCTTTATTGACATATTCTGATGATATTCCACCTTTATTGAAAGATTCTGTTCAATTATCTTCTAATAAGATTAGAATAGGATTTAATACCACTATTACTGATACAGGAATAACAGTTGGTAATATAATACAACAGGATGGAAGTAATGCTACAGGAAGAATAGCAGGAACAGCAGGAACAGCAACTGGTAATTTAACTATTACTAATGCTGGAGTAGGTTATACACCTTCTTCTGGTGCTGTGACTTATCAAGATGTTTCTCTTAATACCATTAGTGGTTTTGGTAGAAATGCAACTGCTAATATTACTATTACTAATGGAGTAGCATCTGCTGCAACAATTGCTAATGGTGGTAGTGGATATCTTTTAGGTGATGTTGTTGGAATAACATCTGTTGGTATTAATTCTCTTGGTAGAAATATTAAATTCTCTATTGGAGGAATTACTGGAATTAATGAGTATGTTCTTGATAATGTTCAAGGAGATTTTGCTACTGGTGTTAACAAAACTATTAAGTATGTTACAGGAGCTGGTGTTACTGTTCTTAATTATACTGCTGGTGGAAATGTATGGTTATCTGGAGATCCAGTAACAGTTTCTGATGGTTTGCATATTAAGGTAAATCAAAAGAATCATGGAATGTATTCCAATCAAAATATGGTAACATTTGAAAATATAGAATCTGATGTTGCTCCTACTAGATTAGCAGCTGATTATGATTCTTCTTCAACTGGTTCTATTATTGTAGATGATGGTACAAACTTTGCTGAATTTGAAAATGTAGGTGTTGGTTCTACTAACTTGGGGTATGTTAAGGTTGGAAGTGAAATTCTTTCTTACAGTGGAGTGGTTAGTAACACTTTAACTGGAGTTACTAGAGGAGTTGATTCCACTAAAACACTATCTCATAGTGAATTGGATTATCTTCATAAGTATGAATTGAATGGTGTATCCTTAAGAAGGATTAATACTAATCATAATTTGGCAGATGCTACTGTTACTAATGCTAAGGGATTAGATCACTTTAATGTTAAAGTTGATATGTCTTCTAATGGATTGGATAGATCTGTTGGAACTAGTCTTCCTAAATTGCATTTTAATGAAAATAAATCTAGTGGAGGAAGTCACATTCTTTCTACTGAAAATATACCATTTGAAGTTGTAACACCTATAGTTCAGAATATTACTCCTCAGGGAAGTACTATAACAGCATCTATAAGAACAGTTACATCATCTAGTATAGATGGATCTGAAGTTCCTTATCAAGATAAAGGATTTGAGTCTATTAGTTTAGTTACTGATAATTATATGTCTAGTCCTAGAATGATAGCTTCTAGAATTAATGAAACAACATCCCTAACTACTTTACCAGATAATAGATCATTTACTTTGAATCTATCTCTTGAAGGAAATTATGGATCTTCTCCTGTAATTGATTTGGATAGAGTTGGAGTTATTCTTACTTCTAATAGAATTAATAATCCAGTTGATGATTTTATCTCTGATAATAGAGTTAATACTTTGAAAGATGATCCTAATGCATTTGTTTATGCATCTAAAGTATCTACATTAAAAGAAGGAGCTACTGGAATTAAAGTACACTTAGAAGCTCATATTAATACCTTTAGTGATATTAGAGCATTCTATGCTATTACAGAAGATCCAAATGATGAATTAATTTATCAACCATTCCCAGGGTATCCTAATTTATTAGCAACAGGTCAGATTATTGATCCAGCTAAGAATACTGGATTACCTGATAAGGCTCTACCAAAAACAGATGTTATAGCATATACATCAGATCAGGTAGTGTGGAATGATTATGAATTTACTATTGACGATCTTCCTACATTTAAGAATTACAGTATTAAATTGGTAGGTACTGGTACTAATCAGGCTCAACCACCCAGAATGAAAAATCTTAGAGTAATTGCCCTTGCATAATATGAAAGTAAAAGGACATCCTAATCTTGTTAGAGATGAAAATAGCAATGCTATTTTAAATACCAATTCAAGTGAATATGACAACTATCTTTCACTTCGTGCTAAAAGAAAGCATGGAAGTGAAAGAATAGATAATATGGAAAGTGATTTAAAATCCTTAAAGGATGATATAAATGAAATCAAAACTTTACTAAAAGCACTATCTAATGGCTAAAAACACTCTTACTTTCGACCCCAGTTCAGGTGTAGCCTATGGTGTCAATCTCACCCTTAATACTGGAGCAGATTTAGATGCTGACTATACTGTAGTTGGCACTTCTGGTACTGCTTTTGATTTTACTGGATATAGTGGTTCTGCTCAACTTGCTAAAAGTGTAGCAGTTGGTTCTTCTGCTCATGCTATAAAAACATTTGAAGTTGGTTTTACTAGTGCTAAAGGTGGAGAGTTTAGGTTATCATTAGGTTCTACTGCTACTAGAACTTTATC